GAAAAGGTGGTGGGCAACAGATAGGACAAATCAAAGACTATCTCAATACTTTAGTTATTGAAGGTGAATTAAAACAATCTGATAAAGAGACAGCTTTAAAAAGAGCAAAGGCATACAATTCAACTTTCACAAAAAAATCCAATAATGTTTTAAAAAATTGGTTAAATATATTAAAAGCTGATGATAATGGGGTAGATATACATCCAGAAACTGGTGAGGTTTCTTGGAAAGTAGATAAAGTAGCCCATAGAGAATCAATAGAAAATAAACAAAGTGAATTATTTGATAATAAAAGACGTAACTTAAAGTTAGTTCCAAGAAAACTTACAGATAAAAATGGTAAGGAAGTTACACGATGGTGTAGACCGGGTTGGGAAAATGTACCTCAATCTGAAGGTGGTATGGTCACAGATCCTAACTCTATGTATTTTGGAAAATTCCCTATAAAAACTCATGGACATGATCCTTTCGATCCTAACTCAATGACAGAAACCAAAAAGGGTGACAAATTTATTACTGGTGTTAGATTAGCTCACGAAGATGACAATCATGATACACATAAACACTTCACAGGTGAAGGTAAAAAGGGTAAAAAGGTTCCATGGGGTATACATGATATGCATATAAGCCATGATCCATATGATGAATTTCTACATAAAGGTAGAAATAAAGCTACAGGAAATCTAAGTAGATCTCACGGTCCGGGAATGAGCGACCCAGAAATTATAGCAATAAAAGATATTCAAAAAGAATATCAACTAAAAGCTCTACGAAAACAATTACCTTTATTAACTACAGAACTTGATAAACAATATAATAGTGAAACACCTGATGTAAGAGCTTTAATGACAGGTATTATGATGGAAACAGGGCTTAGGATAGGGAATCCTGCTGATGCAATTAAAAAAATAAAAGATCCTAAAGTAGCAGAGTCATATGCAACTTCTACATTTAAAAAGAAACACATATCAATAAAAGGTGATACAATTAGATATAATTTTCCGGGAAAAAATAAAACTATTCAATCTGGTTCTTTTAAACATAAAGGATTAGCAAAAGGTTTAGAAACTATTTTAAAAAATAAAGAAGAAGATGATTTTGTGTTTAAACAGAACGATAAGTTTTATAACGAAGGTGAAGTTCAGAAATATCACAATAAGATTATGAAAGTTGCTAAGGGTCATGTAATAAAAAATCATAATTTTAGACATAGAAAAGCAACTACTATGACAATTAAAAATGTTACTGAATTTATTGAGAAAGCAAAAAATTTATCTTTTATAAAGACAAAGGGAGATTTTCAAGACTTTCAAAAACGAATGGCTACTGATGCAGCAAGACAATTAAATCACCCAGATACTAAAGGTGAATTTTGGAACACTGATATGACTTTAAAGTCTTATATTATGCCAAGTTCATTTTCTTATGTTGATGAAAATAACGATCAAGTTTTAATAAAAGATCAAGTAGATAACGAAAACAAAAAACTTTCAAATGACTATCAAAATAGAATGGGAGAATTAACAGGCACAAAAAAATATGAGAAAGTTCCACTTAAAACTGTACAATTAGATAAAGCCTATGATGGCAAAGAATTTGATCCAACTAGGAAAAAAGAGAAAGATATAGACACTTATTTTGAAAATAGGAAAGAGAAAGAGGAAGATAGGAACTATGGGTTAGATAAAATTCCACCTCATATGAGACCTAGACCAAAATATTATACTAAAACATGGATTGAAGGATTAGCGGATAAAGGATATATATCTCCTATGATTAAATCTTTTAGTCCAGATAGTTCTAAAATGTGGTTCATTCAAGGAAATACAGATTTCGTAGCACATTTAGACTCAACAGGAGTAAGTCATGTTGAAAAGGCTACCTTTGCTCCATTACCCTCAAATGCTACTAATACAATAAGTTACGCCCCATCAGCCTCAAATAAGAGACGGGAGGAAGATACTGATGAAGAAGAAGAATAAAACACTTAATAAATTATTAAAATTATTAAAAGAAGGAGGAGGAGCTGCCACTTCTGGAAGCTTTGGAGATGGTGGTGGAACTGTATTCACATCTACCGATTCAGGTATATTTACTCCTACTTATGGTGGTGGAGGTTCTAAAAGACGTAGACCTCACATCAGAAAACCAAAAACAAAGAAGAGTGGTATTGAAAGATTAGATGCATTTCTTAGAGAATTTAGTCCTGTGCCTAAATCAGTAGAAAAAAGTAAATTAACATCTGACGCATTAATTCAATTAGTTGATTCTGTTAGAAAAGCAGAATATCCAACTAGAGGTTATGGGGGCAATTTAGGTAGGAAACAATTAGATTGGAAGAAACCTAATAGTAATGAAGAACCTCCAAAAGTTTCTGAATTTAAAGGTGAAATTAATCATGAAGAAGATGAATCAGCAGTGATTGAACAAAAAGATATGGAACAAAAGATTAGAAATTTAGATGATAAATCTAGAAAAGAAGGTAGAGATCATTCAACTGAAGATGAAACTATGTCAGCAGATACACCTGAATTAGTTACTTTAAAAGGTTTATCTCCATCAGCTGATGATTCTAATCCTTATAAAAGAGGAGGCAAGATGGATAATATTGATGATAATCCTGAAATAAAAAAGGATGAATTAGATAAATTTATAGACAAATATCTAACTATAGATAAAGAAGTAGGTGGGGCAGCTACTCAAACAACTTTTCAAGAAAGAGAAGTACTTGATGAAGATGAGGATGAAAAAGAAGAAGACATGATTGAAGAAGAAAAGCATGTAAAAGAAGTAGTGCATCCTAAAGGACAAAAAGAAACATATTCTACAGATGAATAGAGGAAATACTCCTCAAAATCTAGTATAATAATATAGAACAATATTTAGAAAAGGGGGACAACATGTGGTACACTCCACAGGTGTTGAAAGGTATCAAATAGCTTGACAAATCCAAAATATGTGATAAAATATAATAGAAGCACTAAAAATAAATGTGATAGATGTGGTGGTTTTATAATCTTTGATGAAGACAATGATTTAAAATGTGTGCAGTGTGGAAGACAAATAATACTAAAATTAGCAAGGAGCAAACATGTGGAACAAAGGAGAGACAAAGATACCGGTAAAGGCACAATCAGAACTGGTAAGAAGAAGACAAGCGGGAACAACGTGGACAAGTCTATCGGAATGGCTAAAATCAGCATTCGGGATAGAAATACACCGAACCAACATTCAAAGATGGTACGACAAAGAGGTTTATTTAGATCAAGAAGATGAACTATTAGATCCTGAAGTAGACCCTACTTATCATATTAAGATGAGTAAAAAAGCAGAAACCTATAAAGCGGAATCTAGGTATTTCAAAAAATTATATGAGACTACAATCAAAGATCAAGCTAAACAAGAAATCTTTGAAGAATCAATTATTAAATTAGCACCTGCATTTAATAAAGCTAAAAAAGTGAAGATTCGAAAGCCTTCAGGAAAAACTAAGGGTAACAGTGCTCAAAGTATGATTGCTCCTTTAACTGATACTCATGTTGGAGATAGAGTTGAAAGTGATCAAATGGCAGGTTTGAATCATTACAACATTGACATCTTCAACCGAAGGCTTTATGGATGGGCAAATCAAGTATTAACTCTTGCTGAAATGCGAAGAACTTATGCAGAAGTTGACGAACTTGTGGTTCCAATGCTTGGAGATATGATTAGTGGTGATATTCATGAAGAACTTGCTAGAACTAATGTTGACAATTGTATGGGACAAATGATTAGGGGAGCAAATCTTATTGCTCAAGCTCTAATGTTTCTAGCTCCTCATTTCAATAAAATGAGAGTTCCTTGTGTAGTAGGTAATCATGGTCGTATGACTAGGAAACCTCCTATGAAAGATAAGCATCAAGATTGGGATTATATGTTATATCAATGGATTGCAGCTTTCTGCAGAAATCAAGATAACATTGAATTCCATATTCCAAAAACATTCTCAACTACAATAGAAGTAGCTAACAGACAAATATTTTTAACACATGGAGACTTTATAAATGGAGCTGGTAGTGGTACTGCTATTACTAAAGGTGTGTTAAACATGAGAAATGTACTTCAATTCAGGAGAGGATTAGAAGATGAGATTAGAAATCTTGAGATTAAAAATCTTGAACAATCAGGAATGTCAACATACTTTGATACAGTATTGATGGGACATTTTCACCGAATAGATGAAATAGATATAGGTACAGGAGCAATACATTTGTGTGGCTGCATGAAGGGTGGAGATGAATTTGCTATGCAAAGAGTTCAAGCAATCAATAAACCAAGACAACTTGTATTATATTACCATCCAAAATATGGAGAGATTGGTAAGGAAATCATATATTTAAATAGATACGATTCTACAGAAAGCGAATTTAATGATGTTATACCAGAAGTATGGCATACAAATCTACCATAAACGAGGACTAAATATGAGTAATGTAATTGAATTAAATGATGAAAATTTTGGAGACGAAGTTATAGAATCTTCTAAACCAGTATTAATAGATTTCTGGGCAGCGTGGTGTGGTCCTTGTAAAATGATTGCTCCATACGTAGAAAAGATTAGTAAGGATTATGAAGGAACATTAAAGGTATGTAAGTTAGATGTAGATGCGAATCCAGTTATGGCATCAATTTATGAAATAAAGTCTCTCCCTACACTATTAATTTTCAAAGATGGTTCTCAAGTAGATCAAATGGTTGGTGCAGTGAGTCAAGATGTAATATCGTCTAAAGTTGATGCATATATATTTGGACAAGATTTAACTGAAATCCCCAAATAATAAGCTAATTTTATTGTATTTTTCGGAAGTTTAAAGCCAAAAGTTAGTATAATAATATAGACAATTAGTATCAATATTCAAATCAAAGGTTATAAATGAGGATATGTCAACTATAGATATAATAAAAATTGCCTTCTTCATTGGAGGAAGCGTAACCATAATGCTAATTGTAGGAGAATATACTAGCTAAGAGGACCAAAACATGAAATTAAGACTGCCGAATTTTAAAAAAATTGGAAATATAGCATTAAATATATTTACATTTTTAACTGTAATTATAGGAACAATAGGTGTTGCAATTACTACAGTTAATCCTGTGAACTTATGGTGGAATATTGCCCCTATACAAACACCACTTGGAATTATTACTTATTCTAAAGTTATGCAATATTTTGAATTTATTCAAGCATATTATTATTTTGCATTAGGAGCATCAGCATTTACAATTCTCTTAGGACTTGCAATACATCTTAGAAGTTTATCACAATTAATTAAAATATTAAAAGCAATTCCTATGAATATTTTAAAATCTCCACTAATATTATATAAAGACCTTAAACGATTGAGAGATTGGATATTTAATAAAATAGAATACCTCAATTCAGAATCAACTAAATGGAGAAGATTCTTCACAGTCATGAAATCTCCATATAGCATGCTTAGAGCCTTTGGGCTTAACCCCCAGATGGCAATAGGTTTATTGGCAGTTGGTGGTACAGCAGGTACAGCAGTAGCAGTAAATGAAATTGTAATTGAAAGAAGTTTTGAAAACCGTTCTCCGGGAATTTACTCTGCTCCCGGTGAATATCCAGATGAAGAATTAGAAAAACTTATGGCGTGGAGAAAAGATAACCCTAACGATAATACGCTTAGGATTGTTCTTGGTACTACTCCTGTAGAAGAAATAACTATATCTAATGTATCTGTTGGTACTGCATTTTCTGGTTCAGCATTACCTAGTGGAAAGACAGAAGCTATTTTAATTGAAGGAAAGTCTGGGATGAATACCAGATTAGAAATAGGGGAGTTGGTTTTTGAAAGAAACACTTGTAAGACTCTTACGTTGAGTGATATAAATGCCTATAAAGTAGTAGTTCAACACAACATATCTGATGGTCAGTCTATTGCACAGACTATTGGAACGTCTAGAGATTTGCGAATTAGTGGTGGTAACTTTATGGCTAAGAAGCTTTCAACTGAAGGTGGATTATATGACCGAATCTGGCTTGATAGTGGTTCGTTAACTTCTACAAATGCTAAGATTAATAAATTAAATTTGTCAAATATTGTAAGCAAAGGTGGAACTTGTGTAATTAGACAGGCTGACATAGGGTTACTTACAATTCAATACAATCAAACTGGACACGACCAAAACTTTGCTACTAAGGAATTTGCAGTTCAATCTAGTACTAAAGCTAGTATTTGGGAAGTTAATGATAACAGAGAAGTTTTGTTAACTGAGCCTGCAACACAATAAAATTATGGATAATTTAAAGAATATGAAAGTATCAATAGGATTAGTAATAGCCATTATAGTTCAAGCGTTTGGACTTATTTGGTATGTTGCACAACTTGATTCAAATGTTACTTCTTTGAATGAGTCTGTTGGAGCTTTACAAGAACAAGCTACTACAGTTGATGTTGCAGTTCTTCAAAAGGATTTAGAAAATATTAAGGAAAAAATTCTAGTGATGGATGAAATGCACAGTATGAAGTTTGACCCATCAGAATTAGAAGAAGCAATAGATGATATAGAAAAAATAATTGCAGAGCTTTCAACTAAAGATGCACTTATAGAAAATGAAATGCGAACTATCATGTCTGACCACGGGGGTTTTGCTGAGGTTTTAAAACAACTTAATGCAGCTGGTTTATTGCCAAGTGGAGAAAAAAGAAGTTACGGAGACTATTAGAAAAGAAATTGGATAACATTAAAAGATAAAACGATAAATGGAGGACATTAATATGTGGGGAAAAGTAAGACCACAAATTTTTCTAGCTATTATTGTACTTGGTGGTTTAAGTGCAATTGGAGTGATTTATGGACACATTGAAATTGCTACAGGATGTACAGGTGGAATTATAGCACTCGGTATGAAGGTTTTAGAGAGTGAGTAAAATTAAAAAAGTTAGTGTGACTAAAAGACAATTTATAGTCTTTACTCTACAAATAGCATTAATTATTGGTTGCATAGTATCAATTATAGTAATTGGAAATATTTACGGAAATTAAGATTGTTATTATAAATTAATTAAAAATATAGAAAAAAGAAAAGGAGATGAAAAATGTTATCAAAGAAAATAGGAAATTCTATTATTAAAAGTTTACCTGTTGCAGGAGCTTTAGCAATTGGTGTAGGAGCAACATTAGCAGTACTTAATAGAAGCAAACTTGAAAATAGAATATTTGATAAATTAACTGCAAGACAGATTATAAAAGAGTCTATTCCTTTGCAGTAAAATTACTTAGTGTAATAGACAATTTTATTGAAAAAAAGGGTATAATAAGTTATGGATGATAACGAAGCTGATATTTTAGGTGCTGTTCAAGAACTTGGAGAAGAAGTATTTATTGAATCTCAGAGATTATGCCCAGAAAATTCAGGGTGGTTAAAAACCAGTGGGCAACTTATCCCAACTATGGGAGGGTTTGAAATTATATATGAAGCTCCACATGCTAGATTAATACATGATGGAAAAGAATCAGATGAACAATACTATGAACAAAAAGTGAAAAGACATAGAAGAAGGAGAAGAGGAATGAAAAGTCCTTTAGCTTTAAAAATTGATGCTAAAGGAATAGGAACAGGTAATCCTAATAGACCTCCAAAGGGTAACTATGATGATTTAAGATCATTACTTAATTTAAAAAGAATGTCTAATACTGTTCCAGTAAAAGCACATACAAAAAAATTCTTTGGTCGTAGACCAATGTTAAATCCAGAAACAGGTGAATGGAAAGTAGTAAGTACAATTGCTCAAAGTCCTAGACCTTTTATTGATGATGCTTATAGAAAAGTAATTAAAAGAAAAAAGTATAGAGACGTTAGTAAAGTATTGGGAATTTCTTTTCCAGCGAAATTGGGGAAAGGAAGACAAGAAATTCTAAGACGATTCTTATCAATATAAAGGAGGAATAACATGGTAGACGTTAGTAAAGTTACAGCTGAACAAGAGTATATAATAGCCAGACATTCACGCATGGTTGGTAAAATATTAGATTTGGTTGAAGCATCTATGCCAGAAGGAAATCAACTCGAAAAACTCAAGAAGCTCATTCAAGTCCCACTATATGACTATAGAAATGAAATGATTAAGTTGGTTTCAGGCGAAGCTGGTGCAGAAATTACTGAATAATATATAATTTATATATAAAATTCGTAATATTTATGGTAAAAATGCATTAAAATGTAGTATAATATAACAGATAGGGTAAATATACCCTTTTATAATATAATTCAGAAGGTCGGGGGTGGCTAAGACCAACCTTGAGAATTAAAAAAATAAATTATTTTTAGTCTGGAATGGACTGGAAAGGACATAGGAGGTCGTAAATATGTCACAGGAACAAAATTTGGAGAAGCATATGGAAGGTACTAACCTTGCATTATCTGCTGTAGCAGAAGTGCTTGCCAAGATGGACGAAAGACTTACGAAAGAAGAGGAAGAGGATAGAATAGACGAGGAAGAGAAAGCGATAGAAGCTGAAAAATCAGACTTAGTAAAGGCTGTAGCTTCAGAAGTTGTCTCTATGATTAAAGAGGAAAACCCTCTTGGAATGGATGTTGATGGTAGTAAAGAAAGGAAAGCAAAGGCAGCAGCACCTCGATATGATGATGCTCAAGCAGCCGCTAACCCGACTACTAAAATCGAAGATCAGCAGTCAGTAATCCAAGCTGCAGACATGGAAGATGAAGACGAAGAAGAAAAAGCTTCATACAAAGCTGAAGATGACGATAACGGTTCTGATGAAGAGCCTGTTGACAAAGCTGAAGATGAAGACGAAGAGGATGTCGAAAAAGCAGACGATAACGATGACGAAGAGGATGATGACGGAATGAAAGCAATGAGGAAAGAACTCGATGCTTTAAGAAAGACTGTCGCAGCCTACGAAGCAAACATGGAAAAAGCTATCGAAGAGCAGTCTGAATCAAGACTACGCAAGATGGGCTTTAGAGAAGAGAATGGTCTTCAGAGACCAGCTCTTATAAATAACGAAGCACTGGGTACAGATGGAACTACTCCACTTGTAAAACGTGCTGCAAGTGGTACTGATGTTGCAGACGAACTTTCTGGCTTGTCTTACAAGCAATTAAGAGACCTACAACACAAAATAGATACTGGTGACACTACTGGTGTTCCTAGAGAACTACTTGGATAAATTAAATTTTAGTAAACGAGGAGAAAATTAATTATGGCAAATCCATCATTATCTGAGTATATTGCTCAGTCTCAAAGAGGTTTGTACTCGTCTGTATTCGGACCTGAATACTTACAGAAACAGACTTACTTTACAGTGGACACTGCTACAGGTATTTTTAATACTACCTATGGTAGGAAAGTTTGGCATGCGTTAAACAACCAAACTCGTTTTTTCAATGCTGTCCCAAGAACTGTTTGGGGCAACACAGCTGGTTGGAGAATAAGAACTGACCGAGGTTCAAGTCGATCAAGACCTGTAACTGAAACTGGTTCACTCCCTACAGTTGACATTTCTAACATTGCAAACGTATCTAGCTTGCCTAGAATCGTTTCAACTACTTTCGGTGCTTCAGTGAAGTCAGTCTTTACTGCACAGCTAGAAGGTGGTGTTGGTGATGTTCTTGCATTAGAAAACGAAAATGCACAACTTGACCACGTTAAAGAAATTAACGAAGAATTAATGGCAGGCTCTGGATACGTTGTATCAGCTGGTTCTACAACCACTGGTGTGGTCCCAGCGGCTGTCGCAAAAAATATTAAGATAGGTGACAGTGTTGCCTATTGGGATACATCTGCAAATGGTTACATTGATACTGCTGGGATGGCAGTGAGTGGTGTGAATACAACTGATGGTACTATCACACATGCTTCAACTGATTCAATAACTATTGCTGACGGTGATGGTATGATTGTTGTGTCAAGAGCAGGATTGACATCTATTGATGATATCGTTCAGGCAGATGGTGCTGTTGTTGGTGGGTCATATGACTCAAATGCAACCTTCGCTTCAGGCGGTGGAGTACAAGCGTATGACTTAACATTTGGTGACAGAGCTGCAGGTAACTGGAACGCTGCTGCTACAGTTAAGGATAACAACGGTACAGGAAGAGATTTATCTCTAAACCTACTTGATGATTGTATTCAATCAGTAAGAACTAATGGTGGAGAACCTAAACTAATCGTTATGGGTCACGACCAATATTTCAAACTTGAAAGATTATTACAATCACAGCAAAGATATTTAGGACAGGAAGAGTACCAAGTTGGTGTTGGTTCTGAAAGAACCTTCCCCGGAACTCGTACTGGTCTAGTTCTTGCTACTTACCAAGGTATTCCAATACTTCCAGATGCTGACACTCCAAAGAGTGTTAGTACAGCTGACGCAGTTTTGGGTTCAAACGTATATGTTTTGGACACAGACTACCTTGAAATAGCTGTGGCACAACCAACACAGTATATAGAAAACAGAGATTACTTCGCAGCTAATGCGTTAGTAGTCAGAGGTTTACTATACACTATGGCAGAAATGCGATGTCACAACTTCTTTGTACAAGCTAAGATTGTTGATTTAAATACATAATCTTTAGTTAGTTAACAAGAAACTTTTATGGGATGGGGAGCTAGTTCTCCCCACCCATTATTATAAAATGAATGTGATGTAATGTAATGGTGAATAATGAGAGTTGTATATAAAAATGGTGTGTTGCAGAGTCTGGATGTCCAGACAAAAAGAATGGTCGGAGAAGTAATGAATCTAATCGAAGCTTCATTACCCGATACTTCAGCAACAAAAGCTTTTAAGAAATCTATAAAGCAAGCCATGTGGCGTACAAATCGTAATATTCAAGATGATGTGAACGGTATGTCTTTCACAGATATAAATGTGAACATGGAGAAATAAAAAATGTCTAAACATACATTTAAACAATCAAGCGTGACTGGCGATACTAGAGGGTTAGCCCGACTAGCGTTAGGATACGATTGGAACTACTTGGCTGATGCCGAGACTTTATTATTTGGAAGCACAGATGAAACTGCTTTCAGAATGCAAAACATCACCGCTGGTACTGGTATTACTACTGGTACAGGCACTCTCTATAAAGCTAATGTTACAGTTGCAGGAGACTTGATTACTACAACTATCGTTATGGATATAACGGGTCTAGACTCAAGTGCTAATACAGATATTATTGGAGTAGACTCTACTGCTAACAGTCACATTGGACAGGTTACTGCTGCCCTTAATGGAACAATCTTTGCAGGGGAAATAACTTGCTTAGAAACCCCGGCTGGTGGTGAGCCTGACATTGACCTAGTATCTGGGGATGAAGCCACAGGAACTGAAGATGCAGTATATACAGGACTTACTAACAGTACAAAGTTGTTCGATGCTGGACAAGATTGGGTGGGTGGTTTACATGCCAACCAATACCAGACAGCGGGATTAACAGCTATGCCAGCTGCTGACCAGTACTTGTACTTGTCAACTGGTAATACTGATAATGTTAACGATACTTATACAGCAGGTAAATTCAAAATAGTACTTTACGGTTACCCAGCATAATAAATAATTAATTAAGTAGCCATCTTTTAATCGAGGTGGCTACTTAGGAGAAAATAAATAAATGGCGACTAAGACCGAGGTTGATGTAGCTATCTATATGGAACGCTTGGATACATATATTCAAAGTCAAACAAAACTTAATAGGACTTTGGTAGATGGATTAGCAAGAGTTGATAGAGAATTAGACGATCTACAGGGTTGGAGAAACAAAATGTACGGAGTGAAAACAGGAATGATGGCACTCCTTATTTTAATATTACATACTTCAGCTGTTATGGCAAGTTTTGTAGGCATAACAAACTGGATAGATTGAGGAGAAATTTATAAATGGCATTTTTAAAAGATTATTCAGACTCAGCGTCTTATGAAACATGGGATACTGATCCGAGTACTAGGACATCGGTACAACCTTGGAATAGATATGTAGCAATTAGTGGGACAGCAAGTGGAAGTGCAGCAGATGCTTTAACTTTATATGCAGGTTCTTATTATGAATTAGATCAAGGTGGTGCTGCAGGAACTACTGCGAACTGGGAATTAGCTACAACAGGTACTCCCGGAATAAATAGAATTACAAATCCATCTATTGAGAATGCAACCATCTCCGAATTTACAGCAGATGGTTCAGCTATATCAAGAACCACTGCGAATCCACATTTAGGTTCAGCAGAACTTACAGCAAACCCAGCAAACTCTGCAGCCAAAGAAGGTTTCTATGTTACTACCGATTTTCTATCTGGTGGAACAAGTAGAACTACAGATGCTTATATAGTCGCATCTGGAATGGTAAGAGGAGCATCGGCATCAGGTGATGCAGTAATGCAGATTACTGATTCTGATGGAACGGCTGTAGCAACTGGAACAGCAGTAAGCTTATCAACATCTTACCAAAGAGTAAGTGTAAGTTATAAATTACCATCAACTGTTGCTAAGTATAGGGTTAAATTCTGTTCAAATACACAACATAATATTGATATGTACTGGGATGCTTTGATGTATGATAAAAGAAAAGACACTGATCTTATAGATTATATAGATGGAAACCTTGCTGGTGGAAATGGATATGAATGGGAAGGCACAACTGATCTTTCTATATCAAGACATACAGCTCCTATAGGTGCAATTAGGGGAATTAGTATTCGTAACACTCATGCTTCTAATGTATTGTATGTAGCATTTGATTGTACTGCAGAAGCAAGCACAGCAGCTATTAAATTAAGTGGTAATGATACTACAGAACATAATCATTTTGTTAGTACGCACCCATTAGATTTTAGAAAAAACGTATCCATTATAGCGAGTGGTTCAAGTACTGGTTATGAAGGAGTTATTTGGGGAGTATCATCTCCGGTAGGATAAAAAATGGTAACATTAGCAGATACATTACAAAAAGTAGGTGCTAAAGGAGAGGAGTATGTGAATTGGTTATCTTCTGAAGGTAATCAAATTGTATTCCTTGACAAGGCACAATCTGGAAGAACTACCTTAGAAGATATTGCAGACTCACTAGATGAATATAAAAGATTATTCATTGCTGGTGTAGCATCTCCCGGTGAAATTATAACTTTATCAAGAGCATATCCAGAGAATCTTGAGTATGTAGATGCTTCAGATACTCTTATGGGTGAGGATGACACTGAAGATAATATACCAATGATTGTTGGTGGTCCTGCTTCAGTTGAACTTGTAGATAGGGAAGGTCATCTTATCACTACAGATGCCTTGAAAAAAGCATTTAAAAGATTCATGGATAACTTTAGAACTAGAAATGTAATGGTTATGCATTCTGATGTACAAGTAGGACATGCTTTACCAGCTTATATAAGTAAAGCAGGTAATATATTTAAAAGTGGTGTCGATGATAAAGGATTGTTTTTTATAGCAGAACTAAGAGGCGACACTAGAATTTCAAATAGAGTACAAGATCAAATTAAAAAGGGTGGTATGAAATCTTATTCCATTGCTGGAAGTGCCACTAAGAGTAAAGATATTAAAAAATCAGATGGAACCTCAGTACTTCAGGTAGATGACCTTGAACTTGCAGAAGTAACAATCTGTGAGAAGGGAGTAAACCAAGCATCTCATTTTGAATTATTAAAGTCTGAATCAATAACTACATCTAAAGATTCTACTCCAGAAGTAGTTGTGATTAATAAAGAAGATGTACCATCCTATACAGATTTATTCCTTAAATGGAATCAGTGGATGACAAAGGAAGATCCCCCTAAATTTAATTGGAGGGAGCAATTCCTAAGTAAGCGAGGGGTTGGAGTTCTGGCTGCACTAAAACTTGTAGGTAAATTATTTAGAGCAGGAATCGGTAATGGTAATTTAAATACCGATGTGGTAGGTGCGATTGAAGATGAGATATATGGTGATGAATCTATGTTAAAACAATTCCTAAGTAAATTGGAGGAACTCTAAAATGGGTGGAAAATCAGAATTACAAATAGAAATTGTATCTAAAAAATTTCTAGGTAAATTACTTAATGGTAATTTAAATACCGCTTATACAGAACATAATGCAGATCCAGTATATGGGGAAGAGAAATCAACAAGTGATACAGTGCCAGACATTCCTACAAAGAATGTAAATAGAGATATGTCAGAAGCACTTATGCAATCAAATAAAAAACCTTCTGTAGTTTCAATAGTTAAAGAAGCTATGGCAGAATTTAAAATAGAAAAACGCCCACCCGGTGGATTTAAATTCCCATGGTCAAAAAAACCTGATGAATCTCCCGAATGGAGAGGAGATGTAGAAGGATTACCAAATATTGTTCCAATTTCAAAACCAATTACAGAGGAAAAACCAAAACCCCCTATTAAAGCTTTACGAGAATATGAGCAAGCGGGTGGTAAAGGAACAAAAAAGATTCCTAGTAGACGAGGAGTTGAGCTACATGACTATGAACTGGATCCAAAAACAGGAGAACAGGTTAAACGAATAGGATGGAAACAATCCACTTTTGGTTTACCATCACAAGAACCACTAGAAAATATAGAGGCTTACGGTGGTCGAGTCAAATCCCCACTTTCAGGTAAAGTAAGAAGAAGCTCTGAAGCAGAGGAGATTTCTGACTTAGCAGCAAAAACAGGAACAACTTCTGCAAGTTCAAGGTCATCTGGTACTAGAGCAGGAAAAACTTTCTCCACAATAGCTGATAGAGGAAGGGGTAAAGAAGAAGAATCTTATAGAAGCCTAACTGGTTTATATGGTGAGGGAAAATATACTCCAGATAGTGATCAACCTAAAACAACAAGCTGGTGGGATAGAGCTGGAAAAGATAGTGGTCCTGAATTTGATGAAAGAAGATTTGATGTAGGAGCAAGTAGAGCAGAATTACGTGGTAGACCGAGTTTTAGAGGGGCTGGATCTAATGGCACTACTGATGATGATTGGGGTGACGAAGGAGAATATGGTGGATATACTGAAGAAGAACGTAGTAGACTTGCTTACCAAGCACCAGTTGTTCCTAAAAAAGAAGAAAAGAAGAAAAAAAAGATAATAAATGAAGGAAAGATAGTAAGTACATCTGAGTCAGGTTTACCAGAAGGAAGAAAACCCGGATTAGCTCCTACTTTACAATCTGAAGCTGGTAGTCCCGGAA